TAATAGACACGGATCTAATTACGAAAAAGCAAAATCTAAACCAGAGTATAAAACTAAGCCTTGGAGTATTCCAGCAGTAGTAGCATGGTTAGGTTGGGGCGGTACATCTGGAATTGAATGGGCTATTAGAACAAGTCAATCTATTCAAAAGAATCAAAAGTAATATACATATAATACAAACTTAACAGTGTATAGTAATATGGATAAACATTACATATACAAATGGGTGAGTTATGTATGAAACAATTATTTTTTTAGCTTTTGCAATAAGTAAAGAACAATTTTACTTGATAGAAAGCAAAACGCCTCTTATAAATAATGAAGAGACAAAAACAAACAGTGAATGGATTTACGATCAAAATAAAAATACATGGAAAATATCAAGAAAAAGATGCATAGTCTGAAAGTAGGTTTACATGCGGTCGCATGAAAAAATTAAAAGTATTTTAGAAAAATCTCAAACAATGAATCATTATGATGCCATTGGTATCATTACAATAATAATGATTGTTGGTTTAATAATTGACGGAATAAAACTTCTTCAATATTGTAATTCTCCTAAAGCGATTGCTTTAATAGTAAAAAATGGTGGACCTTTAGTTAGGCTTTTTGTAAAAAGAAATATATATAAATCCATGATAAAATCAGGAGTTTCTGAAGGCGATGCCAAAATACTTTCTGATAATTTTATAGATTTAATTCAAAGTTTATCTGTTTCTCAAATAGAAGATATTATAGAAACAGTTTTTAAAGAAAGTAAAAGCGAAGAAAATGAATGATTATTATTACATATTTAATAAAAAAAGTTTTTGTGGAGATGTAGAAGTTAGATGTTCTGGATGCTCTTCTTTGCATTTTATGACATCTGAAAATTTTGAAAAAAATTTAGAAACAGTTTGTCCAGATTGTGATTCTAAACTTAAAAAAGATTTAAATATTTTATCTTCCAGATAATTTTTTTTTATTGGATTTCTTGATTGCCATCAATATAAAGATGGTGTAAAAAACTCAGTCTAAATATCATTACACACCAATTCGCTTTTTGAAAAAAGCAAGAGAGCTATCTATATGTCAATTAAAGAGTTACGAAAATATACGGCTATTTCTAAGTACGCAAGATGGATCGAATCTGAAAAGAGAAGAGAAACTTGGGTTGAAAGTGTTGATAGAATTAGAGATATGATGATAGAAGTTCGCCCTTCTTTGCGTGAAGACATTGAAAAAAATTACGATCTTATTAAAGAACAAAAAATTCTTGGTTCGCAAAGAGCATTACAGTTTGGCGGTAAACCAATCCTTAAGCATAACGCAAGAATATTTAATTGTTCTGCTAGTTATTGCGATAGATTAAGATTTTTTCAAGAATGTTTTTATTTATTGTTATGTGGTTCTGGAACTGGCTTTAGTGTACAAAAACACCATGTCGAATTATTACCAAAGTTTTCATCCGTTAGACTAGATTCAGAAACATGTTGTTATCAACTTCTTGTTCACAGGGTTGAAGATTCAATTGAAGGTTGGGCAGATGCTCTTGGAATTCTTCTTTCTTCATATTTTGAAACTTCAATAAAAGGATTTGAAAAATACAAAGATATTGCAGTTCAATTTAGTTATGTGGACATAAGAGAAAAGGGTTCACCTTTAGGTTGTGGCATAGGCAATGCTCCTGGTCATGAACCACTACAAAAAGCTTTAGAAAATATTGAGGCTTTACTTAAAAGATGCATTGCAAATGGACAGACAAAATTACGAACAATAGATGCATTTGACATAGTTATGTTTACTGCTGATGCTGTTATCTCTGGCGGTGTTCGTAGGTCTGCAACTATAGCCTTGTTCTCTGCTGATGACGAACTAATGATCAATGCAAAGACTGGCGATTGGTATTTTACTAATCCACAAAGGGCTAGGGCAAACATCTCTGCATTACTCCATAGAAAAGATACTTCTAAAGAAGTCTTTGAAAATCTCTTTAAAGCAACAAAAGAGTTTGGAGAACCAGGCTTTTTCTTTGCTGATTTTTATGATGTCTTATGCAATCCATGTTGTGAGATTTCATGGATAACTAGGCACTTCTACAAGAAGGGCAGTTCAGAACTAGCCGAGGCTTTGTCATTATACGAAGGACCAATAACAACAAAAGAGTCATGCAAAGATGATATGCCAGAAGACGAAGTTGGTCTTTCTGGTTGGGGATTCTGTAATTTATCAACCATTAATGGGAAAACAATAACTTCAGAAGAGGACTTCTACGAAAGATGTGCTGCTGCTGCCTTTATTGGCACATTACAGGCATCCTTTACGAATTTCCCATACTTGGGTCATGTTACAGAACTTATCGCTCGTAAAGAGGCTTTGTTGGGCGTTTCAATTAATGGTATGCAACATCATCCAAAAATACTGCTAAATCCAGAAATTCAGCAGAAAGGCGCTCAAATAGTAAAAGAAACTAATAAGAAATATGCAAAGCTATTAAACATAAACCCTGCTGCTAGAACGACTTGTGTCAAACCAGAAGGTAATTCTGCTGCTCTATTAGGTTCTACATCGGGCATTCATCCAGATCATAGCAAGAGGTATTTCCGTATTGTCCAAGCAAATCAGATGGAAGCTCCGTATAAACACTTTAAAGCCGTTAACCCTCAAGCATGTGAACAATCCGTATGGTCTTCTAATAAGACTGATGATTGCATAAGGTTTTGCGTAGAAAGCCAAGAAGGTACTGTCTTGAAAGAACATGTGAGTGCTATTTCTATGCTAGAAGATGTTATTTCTACTTACAAAAATTGGGTAGTTGAAGGCAAAAATGAAGAATTGTGCGTTAGAAAGGAATTAAATCACAATGTTTCTAATACCATTCATGTGCAAGACAACGAATGGGAACAGGTTAAAGATTATATATATGAAAATAAAAATAACTTAGCGGGAGTTTCTTTAATTGGATCTAGCGGTGACAAAGACTATAACCAAGCTCCATTTACCGCTGTTTATTCAGTTGAAGAACAAATAGCTAATTGGGGTTTTGAAGCTACTTCTAGGGCTTATGAAATATATCAAAAATATTCTGAATATAATTTTAATTCTTTATGGGATGCTTGTTCTTGTGTCTTAGGTTATTTTGAACCTAATGACGAAAAACAAAAAGCTTGGAAAATTATAATAGAAAAATATGCATATGAATGTTTTTCTTCTAATGTTAAATATGCTACATACGCACTTAAGGATGCTTACAATCTAGACTTATGGAATAAATTGATCTCTGATTATTCTTCAGTGAATTACATGGACATCGTTGAAGAATCGTCTACAATAAACATTCAAAGTGAGTTGGCGTGTGCGGGTGGCGCTTGTTTAATTTAGAAAGAAACTTATGGATATTAGAAATTCGATTACTCAACAACTAAGGCATTGGAAGATCGAACAGGCTCAAATAGATCCTTTTGGGTATTGCAATGCCAAGTGTTGGTTCTGTCCAGTTAAATACTCTCCAAATCCACCGGAGGGCAAAGTTCAGATGCCTATCGAATTATTTGAAAAAATAATAGACGATATGCTTTCTGAAAAATCAAAAGATGATGGAATTGTTTCTAAGAAATTTAATGGTATTTATACTGCTCATTACAATGAAGTTCTTTTGTATAAGTATTTTGAAAAAATGTTAGAAGTTTTGAGCAAGAGAAATTTATATACCATGATTTTATCTAATGGTATAAATCTAACTCCTGAAAAAATAGAAATTATAAAAAAGCACGAAAGAATCATAAGTGGTATTTGTTTAAACATACCAGCTTTCGAACCCGAACTTTGGGAAAAAAGATCTGGAATAAACCAATCTAGATTTCCTCAATTAATAGAGAATATAAATTACGCAAGAACTCATTTGTCTGGAATGGTTGCAAGAAAAGCTTTCTCCATACAGGTAAACGGAATAGATGAAACTAGTAAATATCAAAACAATGGATGGTTAGAAATAGGATTTGGCGCACCTGACTTTAGACCGAATGAGAACGAACAGCAGTTACAGCTTGCTAAATCAATGTTTCCAGAAGTTAATTGTTTTAAAGTTCCCCATCTAATAGATAGGGCCGGAAAACTTCATCAATTAGGTATTATCTCTAATAAAAAAGCTATAGATAAGCATTTAAAGAAAAGTGAAGTAATAGGTTGTTTTCATGGGGATGAAATTGGTGGTCGCCCATTTGGATATCTTCATGTTAATGCTGCTGGCGATTTGTTTTTATGTTGTCATGACTATGATTTTGAAACATCATTTGGCAATATAACAAACAGTTCTCTGCAAGATGTATGGTTTTCTGAAAAGCATGTAGATGTAATAGAACACTCCTTTAAAAACTTTTGTAATAATTGCGCTTCTTCTAAGTGGAGTAATTAATGTCAATCTTTAATATTGGCGATATAGTTGTTTTAAAGTCTGGTAGTCTTCCAATGACTGTTTTAAAAATAAACACTAATTCTGAAGATCCAGAAGTTTTAGTTGCTTATTTTGATTTGTATGGGAGCATAGTCAGAGATGGTTTTCCGCCAAGCGCATTAGAGCTAACGGAAACTCGTTGGGATTTAAGCTTCTGCATAGATGTAGATGAAGATAAAAACGAGTGGGAATAAATAATGCCTGAATATCAATACAAGTGCGATAGTTGTAATTACTCATTTGATATATATCAAAAAATTAATTCTCCTACAAAAAAAACATGTCCTAAGTGTAAGGCTAAAAGCCTTTACAAAATATTTGGTTCTGTAATTGTGTTTTGCAATAATGTAAATACCATTGGTCAATTGGCCGAAAAAAACAAAAGAACAAAAGGCAAAGGCAAAGACCAGAAGACAATGAAAGAAAAAATATCGGAATCCGGTATTGAAAAAGTTAAGAAAGATGCAAAAATACCTTGGTGGAGATCTGGAGATGTAAAAGGTCTTCCTAAGATGGATAAGCCTTTAAATTTGAAAAAAATCAACAATGTTAAAAATTATATAGAAGGTGGAAAATGAGCCAAGGAACTTTTAATATTCCAAATTCTGAAGAAGACATAACAAAACCCCATACGGCTATGATAATTGTTTATTCTTCATTGCATCAAAAAGATGCTCAAAATAGGGTTAATGGATCTCCACTAAGCTATAAGCATACGGAGTTTTATATTAACGCAGAAGATAAATCTATTTGTGAAAGAAAAGTTGGCGAATTACTACAAACCATAGGAAACATATGCTCAGACCAACAAGTGTGAATATAAGCACTGAAAATATACTAAGTGATAACGGACATGTAATATTAAAATGTTCTTCGTGTTCTAAAGACTTAGTAGACTTATTCGTTGTTAAAAAAGACGATTCGCTAAAATGGAAAACTGTTGCTCACTGTTGTTATTGTGGTGATAGATCATATATAACAGAAGTAAACGGAATGTTTAGACCTTGCGGAATAATGGAATTGTCAGATTCAGATCCAGATCATTCTGAAATGATAACTGAGCTTTCAAACATTAAAACCGAAAATGAAGTTATTGTTTTTTATACTGCGAAAGGAAAGAAATGAGCGAAGAAAATATAGATTCAAAAACTGTTGTAAAAGGATTAGACTTTAACAATAAAGAAGTTTCTGCTGGAGAATGGGGCTGTGTTGCTAAATGCTCAAAGTCTGAACCCAGTAATTTAGAAAGATTTTTTATTCGTGTTTGTAATGACGGTCCAGATAATGGACTTTTTTACAACCCTAGTGTTCATCCTCAATCAGATCTTAAAAGATTTGATGCTTTTAAAGGTAAAAGAAGATTTGAGTTTAAGGTAGTTAATAAAGAATCTTATGATATGTATGTACAGTTTTTAGAAAATAAAAATCCTAGTCTATTAAAAAACGCAGAAAGGGCAAGCGTATAATGAGCAAGAAAACAAATTCTTCAGAACAAGCAATTACTGATTCTCAAAAAATCATGATTGAAAAATGTTGCCAAGTTTTAAGTGTTGCGGAGATTGCAAAAAATTTGAATCTTTCCGTTAATTCTATAAATAAAATCTATGATGAATCGAATAAACTATTAGGACTGAGTTTTGATAAGAAGCTTGGTTCTGTATCAATGACAGAACAGCAATCAATGAAGGATGACACTATCATTGAAAAGAAGGGTAGTATTTACGATTCTCCAAAATACAAAGGTTGTGTTCATAGGACTTAAACATGTTTATTTCTTTGCAAGAAGATGATTATATTAGACATCAAAATGTAATTAGCGCACAATGGTTTTGTGAACTTAGCGATGGAACAATTGCTTATCAAGATGATGGTCATCCAGAAAGACCTAATGTGCCTAGCTGGATAAGGCTATCTAAGCATCTGCAACAATATGGATTAAAGATCCGTTCATTAAAGTTGCGTTATCGTTCTAATGTTTCCGATACATTACCTGTAAATGCTGAAGGTTACTTTTTTTGCAATATGATGTTTTCTGTTTTTGGCGAATACAGTGCTAATTGTTATGTTATTGGCTATAAAGACGGAGAAGTTATAAATACTGAAGACTGGCTAGTTCCAAATTTAACTTTGATCAAGTCAGATGTTAGAGATGTTATTTTAAACGATTCTTTAATTTTGAATTGAGTTATGGAAGATAAATATAACAAAAGAACCACTTCTAGATCATTTGAATCTAGATTCGGTGGTGGTTGGATTTCTTCTGCTCAATATTTGGCAGAAACAATGTGTGCTAGAAATGCGAAGTTTAATAGAACCGAGCTACCTCCAAAATTTTGGAATGATAAGCCTTGGAAAGACTATTATCTTTATCAAATAAAACTAGCTAACGCTTTGTTAAAAGTTTATTCTCAGCAAGTTATATTTCAAGCTCTTAGGACTTATAACGGAATGAAAACCATTTCGTTAAAATCTCCCTATTTAAAAAAAGAACTTGAAACACTAGAAAAGAAAAACTCTAAACAGGTTATTGAAAAGACCGAAACGGTTGAAATGAAACAGAAGCCTACTTTTATTAAAAGTAAGTCATTAAAAAGAAAGCTAGAGGATTTAGATGGCGAAGAAAAGTGAAAAAGCAGAAGCAAAAAGTAACGACTATCTGGAAAGAGTTCTTTCAGAAGTAAATAAACAATATGGAGAAGGCGTTGCTATAAGCGCCGATAACCTATTAGATAATCCTCCAGAAATAGTTCCTTTAAGCCCATCTTTTGATTTAGGTCTTCATGGTGGTATTCCAGAAGGATCTTGGGTTACATGCAGTGGTCATCCCAAAACAGGCAAGACATTAACTGCCTTATCGTTTGCTGCTGAATGTCAAAAACAAGGTCGCCATGTTTATTATTTGAATATTGAAGGCCGATTAAAGGCTATGAATATTAGTGGTATCGAAGGATTAAATCCTAAGAAACTAACAATTTATAGATCTATTCCAGAAAAAATATTAACGGCAAAAGATTATTTAAACTTAGCTATGAAAGCTATACAAACACACCCTAGATCTCTTATCATTATAGACTCTGTAAGTTCTTTGTGTGATGAAAGAGAAATGGATGAAGGTATTGGTTATGAAAACCGTGGATCGGGCAATAAAATGTTTGCTGGTTTTTGCAGACAAGCCTCTAACTTAATACCGATACAAAAAGTTATTGTTTGGTCAATTATGCATTTAACTCAAAATCAAGGAATGTACGGTGGTTTTATAGAAAAAGGATCTAGAGCTTTGCAATATCAAGCAGATGTTCAACTAAGAGTTAAGTTTGATAAGCCTTGGAATGTTAATCAAGAAGGAAAAGAAGTTCAAATTGGACAACAGGTGCATTGGATTATAGAATCTTGCGCTTTGGGATCTCCAGGAATGCAAATAGATAGTTACTTGCGTTATGGAATTGGGATAGATAAAACATACGAGATTATAAATCTTGGGATGGAATTAGGATTAATATTAAAAGCTGGAGCATGGTTAAACCTTGAGTATTTAAAGAGACACATAAAAGAAGAAGATATCCCGAAAATACAAGGATCTGAAAAGTTGTATAGATTGCTAAAAGAAAAACCTGAGTGGTTAACCTTTTTGCAAAAAGAAATAAATGATATTTTACGACCATGAAAATAATAGGATTAGACGGAAAAGAATATTCTTGGTCTATTTGGGGAAAATCTTCTGATTCTCTAAATAAATCTAGCTATCATTTAAAAGCTAGGGAGTTGCTAAAAGATCTATTCCCTATAGATAGAATTCTTGAAGAAGTTTTTTTGCCTGGGTGCGATAGTCTTTATGCTGATTTTTTTCTTCCTTTAAGACGGATAATGGTAGAAGTTCATGGAGAACAACATTATAAATACATACCGTTTTTTCATGGGAATAAAATGAATTTTGCCAAGGCTAAAGTTAGAGACAGAAAAAAGATATTGTTTTGCGATAATAATAAAATAACCTACATAGAACTGCCATATACAGAGGATAACAATGAGTGGAGAAACAGAATTTTGGAACACAAATTGTAATAAAGAGTTTTTTGACTCTCTTCATGAGCCATTCGAGCAATCTTTAGGACTTACTTACACTCCAGACTCTCCAAACGAATGCATGAGACTTCTTAATATACCACTAGATAAATTAAGAATAATGACATCTGATCAATGCGGAGAAGCCAGTCTTATATTGCACAATTTTTCTTTTAGACTTACGAAAGAAATAAGTTCTAAGAAAGCACTATTGAATTATTACAAAGAGTGTTTTTTTAAGACAGTCAGCAAATATGTCTCAGAAATAAGATATCTTTCAACAGATGAGAGACTTGCAATTGCTGCTGATCAAGATGACTATGCTAAGAAATTAAAATTTCAAATTGCAAAACTTCAATATATAATTGATAGAGTTGAATATTTACCGATGAAAGTCGATAAAGTGGCAGATATGTTTAACAGTTTACAAATAACTAGGAGGATTAAAAATGACAATTATAGAACTTCTTAATAAGTCTTTAGAAGAAAAAGATTTTTCATATGTAGAAGAAGCTTTATATGTTTTAACTGGAGTTAGACAAAAAGTTAAAAATAAACAAGTTAAGAAAAATAAAATCGAAGTTAAAACGAATAAACATAAAGAAGAAGGCACTCTTAATTCTTTTGTGGATGATCTTAGTTTACATGCTGAACTTGTGGAAAAAAACAAGAAGCCACCTAAAAAGAACAACAGGCCACAGTTTGTAAATAATTGTACTGATGTTAATTGTTCAAAGTGCGGATTAAAAGAATCTATTAACAAAGAAGAACTTTCTATGCTTTCTAAATTATCTGAAGGTACATACAAATATTCATGTGCGAAATGCTTAAAAAGGAATGTGTCCATATGAATCAAGATCCAGCAGCAGAGAGGGCAGTACTATCTTCCTATTTCCAACACGGAAAAGATTCTTATATAGAGTCTTGTGATATTATTGATGAAGAATGTTTTAATTTAGACTCAAACAAGATAGTGTTTAAATGCTTAAAGCATTATTATCAAGAAGAAAATGAAAAGATTGATATTCCAACTTTCCTATCTACTGCTAATTCATTGGGTTATAAAGAATTCTTTGAGTCAAAAGATGAAAAGAAATATCTTAATAGCTTAACTATATTACCTGTAGAGTTTAAAAACATAAGAAAGCTTGCTGGAAAATTAGTAAAGTTAAAGATAGCTTCTCTTCTTAGTAAAGAAATGGATTTTGCTAGCTTAGAACTTAATAATGTAACAGGCGATGAAAGCCTATCTAGCATATTAAGTATTGCAGAACAAAGAGTCTTTGAATTCACACTTAATCTTGCTGGCGCTGAAGAATCTTCTCCTAAAAGCATTGGGGATGGCTTAGATGAGTATGTTGATCATCTTGAAAGCAATCCTGTAACTCAAATAGGTATATCTAGCGGATTTCCTATATATGATCAATGCATAGGCGGAGGTCTTAGGCCAGGAACAGTAAATGTGATAGGCGCTAGAATGAAGACAGGAAAGTCGTTTTTTGGCGATGCTGTAGCCCTTCATGTAGCAGGAGAAACTAATATACCTGTTCTTGTATTAGATACCGAAATGTCTAACAAAGATCATTGGCATAGAATGCTCGCTTGCTTGTCTGGAGTAAAAATAAACGATATTGAAACAGGAAAGTACACAACTTCTTCAGACAGCAAGAAAAGGATATATCAAGCTAAAGAAAAACTAAAGTCTATACCATACTTTTATAAATCTATTGCAGGACAAGCTTTTGAAGAAACATCTTCCATTATAAGAAGATGGATAATGCAAAAAGTAGGTGTTAATGAGAATGGACAGGCTAATCAATGCCTTATTGTTTTTGATTATATCAAATTGATGAGCGATAATTCTATTTCTAAAAATGTAGCTGAGTATCAAGCTCTTGGCTTTCTAATGACTTCTTTGCACAACTTATGTGTTAAGTATCAAATTCCATGTTTAGCTTTTATACAGCTTAATCGTGATGGTATTAATAGAGAAGATACAGATGTTGCTTCTGGTTCAGATAGAATACTTTGGCTTTGTTCAAATTTTTCTATATACAAAAGAAAGTCAGAAGAAGAATTAGCCGAAGAAGAAGTCTTAGCTAATGGAAAAAGATATAATTTGAAATTAATACCTATTGTTAGTAGGCATGGTAATGGGTTATCTCAAGGCGATTATATTAATATGCTTGGAGAATATGAAGTAGGTAGGATAAAGGAAGGTCCAACCAGAAATAATTTTCATTCATTGAGGAATACAAATAGCGGATTTTCTATTTCAGAAGAGGTATTGAAAGATGAACCAATCGATTTCTTTGGATCAGGCGAAAATTAATTTCATGTCTGAGAAGATACTAGAAAATATACAAGTATTTTTAGACATATTTGAAATTGAGTATAAACATATACAGAACTATATTTCTTTCGCTTGTCCTATTCACGGTGGCGATAATCAAAATGCATTTTGTATGTACCTAGATGGAAATACAGTAAAGGGTAATTGGTGTTGTTATACTCATCATTGCGAAAAAGTTTTTAAAGCAACAGCATTTGGATTTGTTAGAGGACTTCTTTCTAATAGAGAAAACGGTTGGACTGGAAATATTAATGATAAAAAATACGATTTTGTAAAAACATATAACTATTGCAGATCTGTTTTAAACATTGACGATTCAGATCTTCCAAAAGTAAATGTAATAGAAAAACAAAAGTTTTGCAGTGATGTAAATATTTATGCTAGTAAGAAAATTATTTCAAAGGGATGGGATTTACACGCTTTTCTTCCCAAGATTAATATTCCTTCGCCTTACTTTTTAAGTAGAGGTTATAGTAAAGAAACCTTAGAGTATTTTTATGTTGGAGATCTTAAAAAAAACGAAGGCATATTTAAAGATAGGGCTGTTGTTCCAATATTATCTTCTGATGGAATTAACGCTGTTGGTTTTACCGGAAGATCTATGCATGACAAGTGTGAAAAATGCAATCAATTCCATTCTTCTTCATGTGAATCTAAAAACAAAAATTATGTTTATTCAAAATGGGTTAATAATAAAGGTTTTGCAAAAGAACGACATCTATATAACTGGCATAATGCTTTAAAGTTTCTAGGTTCTAATAAAACTCTTATTATTTGTGAAGGCCCAGGAGATGTGTGGTCTTTGCATGAAAAAGGAATACAAAACGCCATAGCTATTTTTGGAACATCTTTGACGGATTCTCAACAAATACTTTTGGAAACATCAGATATTAATAAGATAATTTTGTTATTAGATAACGATGAGGCAGGAATGAAAGCTAAGGAAAAGATTAAAAAGTCTTTAGGAAGATTTTACAATATATCGATTCCTAGTTACGAAGGAAACGATCCAGGTTCTACAACATCAAATTTAGAGAACATCTGCAATGGCTAGAATATTAGGAATAAGTGGTAAAAAAGGTTCTGGAAAAGATACTTTGGCAGATTTTTTTTCTGATCATTGTATTAATGATTTAAAATTAACGATAGAAAAGATTTCATTTGCCAGCGCATTAAAACAAACTTGCGGTAAGCTTTTTGGCATAAAGAATGAAAATTTATACGGAACAGACGAGCAGAAAAACGAGCCAACAAAATATAAATGGTCAGATATGCCAGGTTATATAAATGAACCTACCTTATTTAGATTTAAGGAATTAGACATAGATATTGATAAGATGGGCCTTTTTCACAAAAGTGACAAAAATATATCTTCTAGAGAATTTTTACAATTTTTTGGAACGGAAATATGCAGAAAAATGAATATTAATGTGCATGTAGAATCACTATTTAATGCTGTCAACTCTTCAAATAAAGATATCTTTGTAGTTCCAGATGTTAGATTTTCAAACGAAGTAAGATCTATTCAAAATAATGGGGGAGTTGTTGTTAGATTAACTAGAAATCCTTTAAATGATTGCCATGAATCAGAAAAGGAATTAGATTTATTTGATGGTTTTGATATGATCATAGATAATTCGAATATGTCTATAGAGCAAGAATTTTTTATGCTCAAAGATTTTCTAATTAATAAAAGTTGGTTTTAATGATAATAACTTATTTAAGGTCTTCTTCGGCGGGTTCATTTGAATGGTGCAAACATAAGTATTTTTTAACTTATTGTCTTGGATTTAAAGATAATTCTAATAAAAAAGCAGTAAAAGGAAATATAGTACATAAAGCTCTTGAACTATTAGCAAACAAACAATTAAGCTTACAAACTAATTCTAAAGTTTTTATAGACGATGAACTAGAAAAGTCTTTTGATACATTATTAATATGTCCAGAAGAATCTATAAAGTCTGCTTTTGATTTTTATTCTATTAAAGAAACAGATTTTGAATGGACAAAGAAAGACTACGAAGAATGCACAAAATGGATGTGGGATACATTACTATTTAGTGATGGTATGTTCTCTCCCTTAGAAAGACGAATAGTAGAACCCGAAAAGTATTTTGATATAGAAGTGGATAAACCTTGGGCAAAGTACGACTTCAGATTAATGAATGGAGAGACTGTTAGCGGTAATTTAAGACTTAAAGGAACTATGGACTTAATTACTAGGATAGACTCAAAAACTATTGAATACATAGATTGGAAGACTGGAGAAAGAAAGAATTGGTCTACAGGCAAAGAAAAAGGATACGATGATCTTTTTAACGACTTTCAACTTAGACTATATCACTATGCCCTAAGTAAAGTCTATCCAAACGAAGAAAATATAATAATAACTGTTTTTTTTGTTCGCTCTGGAGGTCCTTTTACTATTTGTTTTCATAAAGAAGACTTAGAAAAGACAGAAGAGATGATAAGAGATAAGTTTGAATCTATAAAAAAATGCAAAATTCCTGCAAGAATAATAGATTTAAAAAAAGACAAATGGAAATGCGAAAGACTTTGCAAATTTTACAAAGACGATTTTGAAAATACAGGCGTTTCAACTTGTCAAAAAATTCACGAAGAAATACTTGAGCTAGGACTAGAAAAGGTATATGCTAAGTACGCTGACTTTTCAGCAGTTAAACAGTACGGTAGTGGTGGTGGTAAAACTAATAGGGAGTAAGTATTATGGATGATGAATTGATTGACAGCATTGAAAATTATTTGGAACCTATTTTTCAAGAAGTGGAGCAAGTTCCAGAAATTGTTCATCCTGAACCACAACCTACAGAACCAAATTTAGAAGATATCTTAGTATTTAAAACTTCTATTCTAGATTCTTTAGGTAAGTTCCAAGGTATTTTAACAGGTGAAGATTGCGATCTTTATGTTTCGGAAATCTTAGATCCTAAAAACTTAGAATGGATTCCAAGAAACATTGCAGAACAAGACGAGAATTATAAACAAATAATTCCTTATTGCGTAATAACATGTGCAAATAGAACATTTTCTTATTCTAGAACTAAAAATGGAAATGAATCAAGATTGCATAGTATGAAGTCTATAGGCGTTGGCGGTCATATTGAAAAGACTAAAGATAAATCTACTGAAGAATCTTATGAATATTCAATGTGGAGAGAGCTAGAAGAAGAAATAGGACTAAATAAATCTTATGTTAAATCGAATAAGATTATAGGTATCATTAATGACGATAGCGATAGCGTTGGAAAAGTTCATTTAGGCATTGTTCATCATATCAAGGTTAACACTGTTGATTTTATAAAAAATGTTGAAAATAAGCTTTCTGATGCTGGATGGGAATTTACAGGATATTTAAACAAGGGAATTTCTGGTTGGGAAAACTGGTCTTTCTTTGTCATTAATGATTTGCTGAAGCAGTTAAAGAATAAATAATATTTATTTTATGGAAGTTTTTTAGAAAGTAAAAGATGCCTAATTGGATACCCTTGCATGTACACTCGCAATACTCATTACTAGATGGCTTATCTTCTGCTGAAAAGATAGCGGAAAGGCTAAAGGAACTTGATATTAAGGCTTGTGCCTTGACCGATCATGGTACTTTATCTGGAACTGTTTCTTTTTACAATAAAATGAAGTCTAATTCTATCGAACCAATAATGGGTTGCGAGTTTTATATATCTGAACTAGATGCTTCTATAAAATCAGAAGAAAACAGAAAGCTTAGTCATTTATGCGTTTTGGCGAAAAAAAATGCTGGATGGCTTAGTTTGATTAAAGCAAGTTCTGTTTCTAATCGTTCTGATAACTTTTATAGAAAACCTAGACTTGATCTAAAAACCTTATCTTCTATTGGCTCTGGAAACTTTGTAGTCTTTTCTGGTCATCCAGGATCTGATCTTGGCAATTGTATATTTACAGATATCTCTCTTGCTTATAGAGCAGAAACATATGAAGCTGCTAAGGGTTTAGTTGATCCTAACTGGGAAAAGAAAGCAAAAGAACTTGCTTATAGATATGCTGATTTATTTGGAAAAGAAAACTTCTATTTAGAAATACAGCTTATTGATGCTGAGAATATTCCCGCTACAAAAATTATAGCGAAAGCATTAAGGCACATAGCTAAAAAATGTGGCTTTAAAACTGTTGCTACTCCAGACTCTCACTATGTTAGAAAAGAAGATGCTACTGATCAGAGAGTGCTATTAGCATGTTCTATGAAGAAGACTTTGGCAGAAATAAAAGCTCATATTAAAAATGATGAAGACTTTAGTTTCTCTGGCTTTTTTAAGTCTAATAACTATCACATTCCTTCTGCTGAAGAAATAGCTAAGATTAACACTCCAGAAGAAATGAATAGTACTTTAGAGATACTGGAGCTTTGCAAGGGATACGACATATTAAAGCCTCCTATGCTTCCAAGGGTAAACGGTGAAAATTCAGCATCTTCTGAGCTTAAAAAGCTATGTAGAGAAGGCTGGAAAAAAAGATTTTTTTTCAAAAAAGAAGATCCTAGATTTGCTCAGTATGGAGATAGGGTCACTAGAGAATTAGATGTTATAGTTTCTGCTGGATTAGAAGACTATTTCTTAATAGTCAATGATTATTGTAGTTGGGCAAAAAATCAAGGCTGGATGATTGGAAAAGGTCGTGGGTCATGTGCTGGTTGTATGGTTAGTTATTTACTAGGTATAACAGAAATAGATCCGATTGAAAACGGTTTGATCTTTGAAAGATTTTATAATTCTGGTAGAAATTCTCCAGGAAGAATTAGTCTTCCAGATATAGATTGCGATTTTCCAATTTCTAAGCGAGAAGAAGTAATAAGTTATATAAAGACAAAATATGGGAATGATAAGGTTTCACAAATTTCTGTATTTACTAGAATGCAAGGCAGGGGCGCTTTAAAAGACATATTGAGAATTCATCAGGCTTGCACTTTTGAAGAAAGCAATATGATTACTAACTCTGTTCCTGACGAAGCAGAAATAACAGAAGAATTGCAAGAAATGCGTGAGGATGGGCAAGAGCCTTCTATTATTCGTTGGGCATTAGAGAATTGCCAAAAACAATTAGATCCATATTGTAGACTCAATGAGGATGGAACTTTAGATGGTGAATATGCAAAGTATTTTTCTCAAGCAATAAGAATGGAAGGTACAAAAAGATCACAGAGTAAACATGCTGCTGGAATAGTAATAGGTTCGCAAAATTTGCAAGATATTTGCCCCATGCTTTATGATAAGACTTCAAACGATAGTATTGCTGGTCTTGAAATGTCCGATTTAGAATCTATAGGATTGGTAAAGTTTGACATACTTGGCGTTGCCGTATTAGATAAAATGATGGGCGTACAAAAACTTCTTGCAGGAGAAGACCTATGAAAAAGAATAATGATTTGCTCGATAGGATTAAAATACTAGAGGAAACAATTGAAACTAAAAATATAGTGGTTAGAGAGTCTTTAATGATAATGAAAGCTCTCGTTTTTAAGCTTGGAGGAAGCGTTATTTTAAAACCTGAGTTTTTAGAAGCTGCTAAAGACACAGATGATTTTGTCGAATTGAAATATGACGAGAATGGATTTTTAAGATTGCGTATTAAAGAAACCGATACACTAAATTAGGAAATACTATGAATAATTCTACTATTGTTGTTTTTGATTTTGAAACAGGAAGCGTTAAGCCTGAAAGCTGTGAAGTAATTCAAGTTGCAGCAATGGCTTTGCATCCAAGAAGCTTAGTTCAAATGGGCCAATTTTCTAGCTTGATTAAGCCTAGAGATTTTTCAAAGCTTGAGAAGGAAGCATTAGCAATAAATAAAAAGACTGTTGAAGAATTAGAACAAGCTCCAGAACTATCTGTAGTTTGGAAATCCTTTACTTCGTTTATAAAAAAATATAATCCCAAACCCGGCAATACATTTTTTGCGCCAATTGCTGCTGGTAAAAACATTAGGCATTTTGATTTAATAATTATAAATCGTTTGGCTAAAGAGTTTGGCGATTGTGATAAGTATGGAAAACAAAACTTGTTTAATAAACGCAGCGTGTTTGATTTAGACGATTTTATTTTTTATTGGTTTGATAACAATAACGAGTTGCGTGATCATAAAATGGATACAATAAGAGAGTACTTTGGTATGGCATCTGAAAATGCTCATGATGCATTAGTAGATGTAGAACAAACAGCTACTCTTTTAAAGAACTTTATACAATTGCATAGAAGGGTTGCTTCTAAAGTTAATTTTAAAAATTCATTAGGCGTTGATTTTGAAAAAGCAAAAGGCTTTACCTCATAGAGATAATTATGGAAGATTTTTATAAATTTGATTGTGGTTGTAAATGGCCGATTTTAGAGCCATCTAAAAATTCTAAGATGCCTAAGTTAAAAATAGATTTACATAATTTGCCATACTGTGATCTTGCTTGGAAAATATTTGCTAATGGAGATACCAAAGGCGTATTCCAATTAGAATCACATTTGGGAAAACAATGGGCAAAGAAACTAAAGCCCAAGAACATGGAACATCTAGCTGCGCTTGGGGCATTGCTGAGGCCAGGATGCCTAAATAGCTTAGACGAAAACAATATAAGCATGACAGAGCATTATTGCAAAAGAGTTAACGGAATGGAGAGCGTTCCTAGTTATCATCCAGCAATAGATAAAATCCTAGCTTCTACTTATGGAGCTTTGGTTTTTCAAGAACAGGCTATGGAAATAGCTCAAGTTGCTGCTGGTTTTAATTTGCAAGAAGCTGACATTCTTAGAAAAGCTATTGGCAAAAAGAATACTCAAGAAATGGCCAATTGTAAGAAGATGTTTATTGATGGGGCTAAGAGAGTAGAAGTTGTTTCTGAACAACAAGCAGAAGAGTTATTTGGTTGGATTGAGGCAAGTCAAAGATATTCCTTCAATAAAAGTCACAGTTCCGCTTATGCTTATACAGGCTATGACACTGCCTATCTAAAAAGTCACTTTCCTGTTTACTTTTTTACAAGTTGGTTGTATTACGCAAAGGATAAAGCTGATTCTGCTGAAGAAGTAGCAAACCTTATCGACAATGCAAAGCTATACAATATAAATGTGTTTGCTCCAGACATAAGAAAGTTTAAGTCTAATTTTCATACTGATGGCGAATCCATATGGTTTGGTCTTTCTGACATTAAAGGAATTGGATCTTCTCAGATTAGCAAGCTAATTGCCTGTTTTAATAACAATGGAAATAAAATAGATAATTGGATTAACTTTTTAATAGACTTCTCAGATTCTATTTCATCGTCTTCTATTTCTAAAATAATTGCTGTTGGGGGATTTGATTGGTGTGGAGAAAGTAGACAGAAGTTAATATCTGAATTGGAAATATGGGTTCAGTTAACAGAGAAAGAGAAAGGCTGGATTAAAGAAAACAAAAAAGATAATGGTTCTTTAAAAGATTATATATTTGCACTAGCCAAGCCCAAAAAAGAAGGTGGCGGTTGCAATAATAAAAATCGTGTTGCCCTAGTTTCTGATTTGTTTAAAATGCTTGATAATCCACCTACTTCATACACAGATACGATTTCATGGAAAGTCTGGTCGGAAAGAGAATATCTTGGTGTTGCTCTATCTTGTTATTTAGTAGACGAATCAGAAATTCAATCTTCTAACACTACTTGCAAAGAATTTTATTTTGGAAAAACAGGATTTATGATGTTGTCAGTAGAAGTATTAGATGTTAAAGAAATAGTAACAAAAAAAGGTAAAGATCCCGGAAGAAAAATGGCTAGGGTCGTAGTTGAAGATTCTACTTGCAAAATAGATAATGCTATTATGTTTCCAGAAGCATATGAAGAATTTTCTCATAAGATGTTTAAAGGAAATATAGTTTCAATTAGAGTTGATCGTGATAAGAAAACTGATTCTATGATTATTAAAGAAGTTAAACAAATATAGGAGCTTATTATGAACGAGTGTATTTTTCTTGGTAATTTTGTTAGAGATCCAAAAACAGTACAGACCAATGCTGGTGAACTAGTTACTAATTTTACACTAGCTGTAAACCCGCCTTACAAGCGTGAAAAAGGAAATAAAAAAGGAACAGCTTATATTGACTGTGAAGCTTGGGATAAAACAGCAGAACTTATAAGTAAAAACTTTTCTAAAGGTTCTAAAATTTTAGTTCAGACATTTGTAAAAAGTGATTCATGGAAAGATGAAGAAACAGGATTAAAAAAGAACAGAATTAAATTTGTAGTTACTCGTTTTCATTGGACTGCGACTACTAATAAGCAAGAAGTAGAAGAAGATATTTTGGCAGAAGCAGAAGGGTTGTTTCCTTAATATGAAAAAACACAAATTATTACTTGTTAATGATAGCAGTTCTTTAAATACAGGATATTCTGTATACGGAAAAGAAATTTTAAACAGGTTGTTAAGCACTGGTTCTTTTGAACTGGCTGAAATTTCTTGTTATTCAGATACTGTAGATCCTACTATACCTTGGAAATCATATCCATCAGTTCCAGCTTTTTCTAATGATGATGACTATAAAAACTTCTCTGCCGATCCAGAAAATTCTTTTGGTAAAATGGTGTTTGAAAACACTTTAATTGATTTCAAGCCAGATACAGTGATCTCATTTCGAGATCCTTGGATGGACACTTTTATATCTGACTCTCCACTTAGAAGTTATTTTAATTGGATTTACATGCCTCCAATCGATGGCATTGGACAAAGCAAAGAATGGATTACTTTATATTCATCTGCCGATGCTATACTTACATATTCAATATGGGCTAAAGATCTTCTTTCTAATTACAGTAAAATAAATTTGTTAGGTACAGCATCTCCATCTGCTGATGATTGTTTTGTTCCAATAGAAAACAAAAGCGATTTGAAATCTGAGTTTGGTCTTCCTGCTGATTCTTTTGTTATTGGTTCTGTAATGAGAAACCAAAAAAGAAAATTATTTCCAGATCTTATTTTTGCTTTTGTAAAAG